ACCAAACCCAAAAGATGTTAAGAAATTAAAATCTAAATTGGATAAAGATGGTAGTGAAGAATATCAACCAGTAAAAGAAGACCAGATACCGGGTGGATTAGCAAAAGGTATGACATTAAAAGATATCGCTAAACACCATAAAATTAGTCCACAAACTTTAAAGAATGAATTCATAAAAGGATATGCAGTAGAAAGAGAACATACAACCGATGTTAATATAGCAAAAGAAATTGCATTAGACCATCTTTATGAAGACCCAAATTATTATAGTAAACTTTCTAAAATAGAAATCCCAATGAGTGAGGGATTATTATTAGAAGGTGGTGCATATGGGCACATGGCACATCCATTTGATATAGAAATGGGTTTAACATTTGGTGACCTTAAACAAATTGTAATCAATGCACTTAATGGTGATTTGGAATTAGCAAGAGAAAAAACAGATGGACAGGCATTGGCGGTGAGTTGGGTAAATGGTAGATTAGTTGCGGCTCGTAATAAATCTCATTTGAAAAACAAAGGAGCTGGTGCTATGACTATAGGACAAGTAGCAGATAAGTTTGCTGGTAGAGGTGGATTGACGGATGCTTATAATTTTGCTATGAGTGACCTTTCAAAAGCAATAGGAGCACTTTCTGAACCGCAACGTAAAATGATATTCAAAGGTGGTAGTTGTTTTATGAATTTGGAAGTAATATATCCAACTTCGGTAAACGTAATACCTTATGGACAACCATTATTAGTATTTCACGGAACTTTTGAATATGATAAAGAAGGAAATGTAATTGGTGAAAATCAGCAAGCCGCTAGAATATTAGCGGGTATGATAAAGCAAGTAAATGGACATGTACAATCTAAATATACAATTCAAGGACCACCAATACAAAAACTTCCAAAATCTGCAGAACTTTCTAAAAAGCAAGGAAAATATATTTCTATGATTTCTAAACTTCAAAAAGAATTTGGATTATCTGATTCTGATGGTGTAGCAGATTATCATCAGGCTTGGTGGACTAAATTTGTAGATAAAGGTGCAAAAAAATTAGATACACAAGAAAAAATAGGATTAGTTAAACGATGGGCTTTTGGCGATAAATCATTTCGTATCAACACAATTCAAGATGTTAAATTAAGAGCTTGGGCTGAGCAAACCGATAAACAAGACCAACAAAAAATATCTAAACAAAACCTAATGAAATTTGAAGAAATATTTTTAGGCGTTGGAGCGGAAGTATTATCATTTATGAGTTCGGTTTTAACTGCAAATCCTGAATCTGCTAAACGTCAAATGGTAGCAAGATTAGAATCAACTATACAACAGGTTAAAGCAAGTGGAGACCCTAAAAAAATAGAAAAGTTAAAATTAGAGTTGCAAAGATTAGAAGCTTTAGGTGGATTTGAAAAAATTGTACCAAATGAGGGTATTGTTTTTGTTTACAATGGTAGTACATACAAATTAACCGGCGCTTTTGCACCTCTTAATCAAATATTGGGTATTTTCTTTTAAAAATATTTGTTTTATTTCTTTTTGATATACTTATATATACGAATATATCAGATATAATATGTCAAAGGAATTTCAAAAAAAATATATGCATCCAACTCGTAGAAAGTTGGTAAATATGGTACTGACGGGTGGTGAATATGAAAAAAACACTCAAATATCATTCACTAATTCAGAAACTGAAGCTGAAAAAAATCGTAAAAAAGAAGTAGGAGAAGTTTGGACTGATTCCGAAGGTAAGACTTGGGAACAAAAAGAATATGGTAAAGTTAGAGTTAATGAACTTTCCGAAACTATGTCCGAAGTTAGAGCATATTTGGATAAATTAAATAGTTGTTCATCTGAAGATTGTAAAACAATTAAATTAAGTAAAGTTGATAAAAAACTCGTATCTAAAACTGGATATTGTTTAGGTTGTTTAACCAAAAAAGAAGCACAAATTAAAAATGATGGTTTGTGGGAAGAATATGAGCATTATAAAATACTTTCAAATATTATTTCGCGTGGAAAAGACCTTATTGAAAAATTAAACCAAGCATACAATGATGCTAAACAGGAATATGAATTTGTGCATGAGGATGGTAAAATTGAAAAATGGGTTTTAGAAAAAGATGTAAACGAAATTAAAGCAGAAATATTATCCGATATTACCTTATATGAAGGAGAAGTGGAGCAGGCAAAAAAATGGAGAAATGAAGCTTGGGAAAAACTTAAAGATAAAAATTACGATTTAGTAAAACCACCGGTTGATTAATGGCTAATAATTTAGGTATAACACAAAAGAAATCTTTAAAAGAGATTATTGCTGAAGAATACAAAAAGTGTGCTACTGACCCAATACACTTTATGAAAAAGTATTGTATGATTCAGCACCCGGTGAGAGGTAAAATACCTTTTCACCTTTTTCCATTTCAGGAAAAAACATTAACAGGATTTAAAGATAATCGTTTTAATATAGTTCTTAAATCGCGTCAAACGGGTATATCAACTCTTTGTGCCGGATTTTCTTTATGGAACATGTTATTTAATTCTGACTTTAATATATTAGTAATTGCAACCAAACAAGAAGTTGCTAAAAACTTAGTAACTAAAGTAAGAGTTATGCATGACCTATTACCATCTTGGTTAAAAGGTGGTTCTTTGGAAGATAACAAACTTTCCCTTCGTTTACACAATGGTTCTCAAATTAAAGCGATTGCATCTTCGCCTGATGCGGGACGTTCTGAAGCACTTTCTCTTTTGATATTTGATGAGGCTGCGTTTATTGAAGATATTGATGAAATATGGGTATCTGCACAATCAACACTTTCAACGGGTGGTGCGTGTATTGCACTTTCTACTCCAAATGGTGTGGGTAATTGGTTTCATAAAACTTGGTTAGATGCCGAAGAAGGAAGTAATCCATTTAATACAATCCGATTACATTGGACAGTTCATCCTGAAAGAGACCAGAATTGGAGAGATGAACAAGAAAAATTATTAGGACAAAAGAAAGCGGCACAGGAGTGTGATTGTGACTTCGTATCTTCAGGCGATACTGTAATTGATCCTGAATTATTAATGTTCTATAAAGAAACATATTGTCAAGACCCAATTGAAAAGACCGGATTTGATGGAAACCTTTGGAGATGGGAATACCCAACTGCAAATGGTTCTTATATGGTTGTAGCGGACGTAGCGAGAGGTGATGGTTCTGACTTTTCAGCGTGTCATGTAATTGATATAATAAATGCAACTCAGGTAGCGGAATATAAAGGTAAAGTTGATACAAAAGATTTTGGAAACTTTTTAGTTAATCTTTCAACTGAATACAACGATGCTTTATTAGTAATAGAAAACTCAAATATTGGTTGGGCGTGTATTCAACAATGTATAGATAGACAATATAAAAACTTATTCTATATGAGTAAGGATTTAAAATATGTGGATGTTGAGCATCAAATGAGAAATAAGTATCGTTCAGATGAAAGACAAATGGTAGCTGGATTTTCAACAACTTCTAAGACTAGACCTCTTATTATTTCTAAATTAGATGAATATTTTAGAGAAAAAGCAGTTACAATTCGTTCTAATCGTTTGATTGAAGAATTATTTACATTTATATTCATTAATGGTAGGGCGGAAGCTATGAAAAGTTATAATGATGACTTGACAATGGCATTCTCAATTGGATTGTGGGTTAGAGATACTGCACTTCGTTTAAGACAGGAAGGAATTGACCTTACTAAAAGAGCAGTGGGTGGTATTTCATCAAACCTTCAACATTCTGGAGTTTATGGACCAGCGGATAGAGATGATAACCCTTGGAAAATGAGAATTGGTGATGATTTTGAAGATTTAACTCAATGGTTATAAATTTGGTGTTTTAGTAAATATTGATATTTATGGTATATGTCAAAATACAAAAAGGAGACCAAAAATGATTAAATTATCAAATATCCTAAAAGAAGATGAGTATGTTGATAAAGCATACCAAAAAGGAGACCAACCAGCCGATAATCCAATTGATGATTATGATGAATTAGATGTAGAGCAAGAAGATATGGATGACTTTATTGCATATCTTAAATCTTACTCACAATCTTTGGATGAAGCGGGATGTAATTGTGTTTACGAAGCAGAATATCAAGGTAGAGAAGTAAAACTTGGTAAACCAATGGCAGGTGATGTTAAGAAGTTTAAAGTTTATGTTAGAAATCCTAAAACTGGAAAAATTATTAAAGTAAACTTTGGACAAAAGGGGGTTAAAATAAAAAAGAATAATCCTGGTAGAAGGGCTAATTTTAGAGCAAGACATAATTGCGATAATCCTGGTCCAAGAACAAAAGCAAGATATTGGTCTTGTAGAAAATGGTAAAATAAATTATGGCAGAGCAATTTCAAGACGATAGGAGTTTCTTTGGGAGACTTAAAAAACTATTTTCAACTAATGCAATCGTAACCGTTGATAAAGATGGTAAACGTAAAGTAGTAGACGTTGAAGATAGACAAATGAATACTAACTTTGTAAATCTAAGAGATAGATATACAAAACTTCAGAGGTCTTATTACGAAACACATCAGGGTGCACAATCAATGGCATATCATCAAGTTCGTAGAGAACTTTTTAGAGATTATGATGCTATGGATATGGACCCAATTATTGGTTCTGCTTTAGACATATATGCGGATGAAAGTACAACAAAGAACGAATATGGTGATGTACTTCAAATTAAATCCACAAATGAGAACGTAAGAGAAATGCTCCACAACTTATTCTATGATATAATGAATGTGGAGTTTAACTTATGGCCTTGGATTAGAAACTTAGTAAAATATGGTGATGCTTTCTTAGCATTGGAAATCTTACCTGGTAAAGGTATTATAAATGTAGCACCACACTCAACATACAATGTAGAAAGATTGGAAGGTACTGACCCAAACAATCCTGATTATGTAAAGTATAAGGTTGAATTGGATAGATTTGGTAAAAAAGAATATGAGCAATATGAAATGGCTCACTTCCGTATGTTATCAGATACTAACTTCCTTCCTTATGGCAAATCTATGATTGAAGGTGCAAGAAGAATTTGGAAACAATTATCACTTATGGAAGATGCGATGTTAATCCATCGTATTATGAGAGCACCGGAAAAGAGAGTGTTCAAAATTGATATAGGTAATATCCCACCACAAGAAGTGGATAACTATATGCAGAAAATTATCAATAAAATGAAAAAAACTCCATTTGTTGATAAAAATACTGGTGATTACAATTTAAAATACAATATCCAAAACCTTACTGAAGATTTCTTCCTGCCTGTTCGTGGTAGTGATAGTGGTACAACTATTGATAACTTAGCAGGATTAGAATATGCGGCTATTGAAGATATTGATTACTTAAAAAATAAATTATTTGCAGCTCTAAGAGTACCAAAAGCATACTTATCTTACGATGAGAATGTTAATGGTAAAGCTACATTAGCAGCAGAAGATGTTCGTTTTGCAAGAACTATTGAAAGAATTCAAAGAACGGTTGTTAGTGAATTGGCAAAAATTGCGGTAGTTCACTTAGCAGCAAATGGTATTGAAGATTCCGAAATGACAAACTTTGAATTAACCTTAACAAACGCTTCTACAATATATGAGCAAGAAAAGGTTAATTTGTGGTCTGAAAAAGTAAGATTAGCATCGGACGCAAAAGCACTTAATATGTTATCATCTGATTGGGCGTATCACAATATCTTCGGATTATCTCAGGATGAAATTGATATTGAAAGAGCTAAAGTAATCTTAGACCTTAAAGACCGTTTCAGACACACATCAATAGAGCAGCAAGGACAAGACCCGGCAAACCCACCACAACAACAAAATGTGGAAGAAGAAATTCAAAAATTAAAAACTGAAATTGAATTAAATAGGGGAGTTGGAAGACCAAGAGAAGGTAACACTTATGGTAAAGATAAGCATCCATATGGTAGAGACCCATTAGGGGATAAGGAAAATCATAAGGAAAGAAAGAGAGACGATAGAACATTAAACACAAACGCTAAAAAACTGGCACGAGAATATATAAATGGAATTTCATCAAAAAAGAAGATTTTAAGTGAAAAATCGGATATGCTTGATGAAAAAAACCTATTAGACGAATCTAAAATTTAATAAAGAAAAATTTGTTTATATTTATATGTGTTAGTTTATAGGGTAGAATAAATTATAGGGTAAGTAAATGAAAAAAATTAAACACTCAAAGTTTAAGAATACTGGAGTGTTATTTGAGCTTTTGGTAAGACAAATAACATTAGAAGTTCTTAATGGAGATAAGAACGAAAACGCAAAAAATATTGTTAAAGAATTCTTTGCTCCAAACACGGAATTAAATAAAGAATTACGTCTTTACGATATATTGTTAAAAGAAAAGTATAATTCTGAATTAAAAGCTGATAAATTAGTTGAAACTGTTTGTGATGCTCATGCAAAATTAAACCATTCAACACTTTCTAAGGAAAAATATAACCTTATTAAAGAAATTTCGGCAAAATTTGATATAGAACAATTTTTAAGTTCTCCTATAAATAACTATAAAGTTTTAGCATCTATTTACAAAGTATTTGAAGCTAAACAAACGCAAGGTTATGATATTAAAGATATTTTTAATTCTAAAATTACCCTAATTGAGAATATAACTTCAAAACCTTCTCTAAAAACTCAACCAGCTGAAGATAAAAAGTTAATTGAGAACTATAAACAACAGGATAAAGACCTTAGATTACTTACCTATAAAATTTTAGTAGAAACTTTCAACAAAAAATATACTAATTTGGATGATTCACAAAAGAATTTGTTGAAAGAATATATTAATAATATTACTAACACCACTAAATTCAAAGATTATGTAGCGGTTGAATTACCAAAAATAATCGGAGAACTAAAATCTATCCAATCTAAACTAAAAGATAAAGTTACACAAATTAAATTATCAGAAACTATTTCCGTTTTAGATAAAATGAAAATTGGAAAGACTGTTTCTGATTCGCAAGTTTCTTCTATTATGCTTTCTTATGAGCTAATTAAAGAACTTAAATCTAAAGTAAAATAATGGAAGCAAAATTAAAAGAAGCTATTCGTAAGTACGTTAGAGAAAAGTACATTCAAAGAACATTGGATGAAATGAGTGTAACCGGTAATGTAGCGGGTTATAATACACCGGCTGCATTTGCAAAGCCTGGTCAAACTGCAAAGAAAAATAATAAATTAGCTAAAGTAACTGGTGGTACTGTTGTTAATAATTTAGAAGAAGGTGAAAAGGACTGGGCATTAGGTGATGTGCCAGCTAGTAGAAAGGAAGCGTTACCAATTAAACCAACAGCTGCAAAAGAAGTTGATAAAGCAAAAGTTGCAGATATTAGTGGTATGATTGTGGCAGAAAATAGATGGTTAGAATTAAAAAGAGAAGAATCTTCACCAAGAGCAAAAGTTGGTAGAGGGGTTTCTAATATACATAAACAACTTTCTGAAATAGAGAAGTTTGTTAATTGGTATTCTAAAATTAAGACCGAAAACGGACTTAAAAAAGAAGATTACTGGAAAAGAACAAATGCATCTCTATACAAAATCAGAGAAAGGTTGATGGGAATAACTGAAAAATTAAGAACATTATAATATGCCAGCAGTATCAAAAGCACAACAAAAGTTTATGGGTATGGTTCATGCGGTACAAAAAGGAGACATGGAAGCCCCATCCAAAGAAGTTGAAAAAACAGCAGATTCAATGAAAAAATCGGATGCTAAAGATTTTGCATCAACAAAACATAAAGGATTACCTATGCACAAAGAAACAATTACAAGACAAAGATTAAAAGAACTTGTTAGAGAAGTAATGGTTGAAGAAGCTGATTATCAAGAATTCTTTAAAAAAGCTTTAGAAAAAGCTGGTAAATCAATTGCTCAAATGAGTGATGATGAGAAAAAATCATTCTTTAATAAAGTAGATTCTGCTTGGAACTCAAAAGGAGAAAAAAAATAATATGAAATCGCTTTTAATAGAAACACAATTATTTGAAGGAAAACTCAAAGAAGATGAGGGTGGTAGAGTAT